GGGGCTTACATAGTCAGCGGATTTTTCAACGGCTTCGGGTTCCTTGAATCCATTACTAACATCTTGGACAAACTTAGCCAGCGCTTGCATGGCTTCATAACTAATTTTCACATCTTTCATCTTTTATTCTCCTAGAATAGTCTTGGTTTCGGTTCCGCTGGTGCAAGGTTATCCTGAATTGTGGTCTGGAAATTTGACCGCACCATTAATTTCTCAATTTCTTCATTCTTTTCCTCAAGAGATTTAACTATTTCTTCATTCTCCTTAAGTAGCTTCTCATTATCTTCTTTAAGTTGATTGATTTCAGCCTTAATCTTTTCGAGGTCAAGAACTAAATCTTGTTCTTTCTGTTGCAAATCATTGCCATCAGAAGTTGCTGTTGCATCATCTGTTTTTTCCACAACGATATTTTCATCAATAGTGGGATTTGATTCATCATCAGTTTCTTCTACAGTTCCATCATCATTCTTTGAAACACTTTCTTCAGTATCATCATTGGATTCTTCTATGGTTTCCCTGATATACTTAATAGCTCCTTCCATTGACTCGGCAAGAGCAGTAAGTTGTTCCTTACTCTCTGTTCCCCAATCAATGTTCTTCCAGAACTCTTGTTCCATCATACTCATAATAAACGTTGGACTTGTTTTGATTCTCTCAATTTCACTATCAAGTGTTTCCTGAAAGCCCTTAATGATTCCAGCCTTTTCCATCATCTTTTGTACCCATCCAACATCAGGTGTTTCGGGCTCTGTTTTTGCAATGGATTGTCTGGCAATACCATACATTGAGTATCCAGTAATTTCTCCATTCAAATAATCATCCCAAATTTCCTGACTTGCCTTAGTTACAAGCATCCACGAACCAGCTTTAACTGTCGTGTTGCCAATGATGGAGTCTGCGGGAACGATGTAGCTTTCAACAACGCTTCCTGCTCCAGCGATTAGATTATGTTCTTTGTCAATTGCACGGTAGTGAGCCATAAACTCATGTGCCATTTTCTCAATTTCTTCTGCGTTCATTGTGTCGCCATGAGCATCGACTGCACCAGGCTCATACACAACACCATAGAGCAATCTTTTCTCTGCATCATCTTTCATCAGAACCTTGACATCAAATTCAACATCTGGTTCACCAGCTTCAGACTTTGCAAGCAGAAATGTTTTCTTATTGGCTCCACGCTTTACATACGAAACATGAGTAATGGTTACATCCTTAAGCTCTGTAATACCTTTTCTCAGCACTTTCATACTTACCTCTTGTTTTTTTCTGGATTCAAATTATTTATATCGCCACGCTCACCAGCATCCATGTTTCCACTTGAGCTGCGTGGTCTGCCTTGAGCATTAACGCTCATAGTATCGTCAAGTTCTTCCTCATTTTCACTTGTATGCACCAAGTCTATTGGCTTTAGATGTAGATATCTTGTCCTAATCTCGTTCACATCAAGCACTCTATTCCCATGCTCATCCACCATATTCCAATAAAGGTTGGCGATAATGGCATCGTCTTTCTCGTTTGATATATCCATAGAATTAAAGACAAGTTCTGGGTTTACGCCAAATTCCAAGGAAAAGAACTGATTGAGCACATCTTCAATATACTGTTGTTCGGGTCTTGACACTGTTTCAATGTACGTTTGCATATCAGCAACGCCAGCAGAGCCACCACCAAAGTTGCCACCCTGAGAAATACCAACCATTTTTGGCATAACATGGCATTTCAATGTAATCTGGAATCTTACCTTTTCGTTCAGCGTTATAAATTGTTCATCAATAGACTTTGAAAGAGGAACTAACTTAACTTGAGCTTTTTCACTCTGGAATGACAAGAACAACATTTTGTGTGCATTTGCCACTCCCTTCATATCATTATTCAAATACTCTTGGATTGCTTCTTGTCCTCGCTTTGAAAGTTTCCCACCAGTAACGAGAACTGCCCATGATGGTTGCCCACCATTAGAGAAAAAGTTAATATTGTATTGGTCAGACAAATATGACTGCTTTATTAAATCATGTAGATGGGAGTAATCTGGCGAGCCATAGTAAATATTGTCTTGTGAATTTCTCTTAAAATGCAAAAGATAACTGACGCCATCCTTTGTTTTCCCATCAGCAGGGTATGGCAAATATTCACCAGTTATACCCCATCCCTCAATTCTGTAGTATTTGTCTATTTCCCTTGTAGCATTACCATTGATAAATTTTGGCTTAACATAGATATCTTTTGCTGGAACATAATACAGTGCCCTTGTTTTGCCATATCTGATAAACTCAAGGTATCCATTGTAAAATGTATCAAGGTCAATAAACATTGCCTTCATCATTGCCGTAAACGTTTCCCCAATGTGACTATTTGGTTGTTCAAGCAACTTAACCAATTGGGATTTGTTGGTCAATTTATTACTTCTAATTTCATAACCAAGACCAACAATGGTGTTTGCCTTTACTTCAAGGCAAGCTTGATATGTTGAATCAAGTTTCTTATAGGAAATAATATCTCTTGGATTGTATGGAGGGGGCACACATCCATTGGCAAGCACAGTATTCCTATTGGCTGTCTTGTAGTTACTTAATGGAATGCCAATTCTCTTGCTCAGTGTAATAATTTGACTTGCACCAGAAAACTCAGACTCAATATCAAAGTTTTCCTTCTCGCCAACAATCTTAATGTCTTTTGTCATTTTTCCTCTTATGCAATAAAAACATCACAACCTTCTTCATCTTGGTTGTCAATGGGGACATCATAACCAATAGTGAAATTATTGTCAAGTGTTTTTTTATCTGAACTAAAATATTCTATTTGAATCTCTCCAGCCTCACTTAGGCAACCAAGTAATCCTGCAAGTGAGTCTGGTGCATCGTCATGTTGCTTTCTCATTTTGCCATAAGCAGTTAGCTGGTCAAAAAACTTCCTGTATTCATCGCTTTGGCTATCTCTTTCAAGGAAATAACATGTTTCTTTTATTTCTCCAACCCTAACAAGTATTCTGATTTCCTTGTTTGTTGTTGTGTATTGCGACAAGAACTCAATTCCAATTTCCTCAAACTTTGAGCCAGCCTCATCCTCAATTCTCTCAAAGAACTCTTGTCCGCCATGATTAGATTCACATACAACTAATTCTGGTTTATGCTTAAGTATCTTCTCAATCACCTTTGGTCTCAATTTACCAGAATCTTGGTCTGAGAATAATACATCAACAATATATCTATCTTGTCCCCAACAATAAGCAATTGGCATAGACAAGAAATCCGAGCCCTTATTGGCGTAATCAATGAATGCAACAATCTCTGTTGGAGTCCCCTTGGGTAAGTCACTGATTTTGAAATACTTAAGTTCACTCGTGCTAAACTTGGAAACAAGGTCTGTAATTGGATTACACTGATACATCGCCTCAAACATCCAGCCAAATCCCTTGTTATACCAAGATTTCTTCATTGCAAGTAAATCTTCAGTAGAAATTATGTCCTCACAAATGGACTTATTGTTTTCGTCAAGGGCGGGAAATGTGAACTGAACCCATGTTGGGTCATCAAGTCTCTGTCCAATTGGGTCATTGTCTGTCCATCTTGTGGAAATAATAATTTGCGCACAATCAGAGCTTGGGTCTATACATGTATTGTGAACAGCCTCAATAAACAATTCAAGTCTTTCAATGAATCCTTCATTAAGTGCTTCTTCTGGATTTTTGATTGGGTCGTCAAGCAATGCAGCAGTCTTACAACCCTTGCCAATGATTGAGCCTTCAACGCCAGTGCCAAAATAGCTTGTAATTGGTGCACCCTTAACTTGCCAAGCCAGTTTTGATGATTGTTTGGGGTCAAGTGAAACATTTGGGAATATCTCTTTATACTTTTCACTCAACAGAATGTCCATTGTTTTCTTACTTAGGTCAATGGCAAGTGGTGCTGAGTAGCAATTTCTCATAAATGTAGAGTCTGGGGCGTAACCAAGTTGCCACGCAATCCACATTGAGCATGTTCTTGATTTTCCAAAGCGCCTAAATACTGAAATAAGAACCTTTTTGTATTTGCCAATGGTAACATCCTGCAAAATTCCACAAAGTCTTTTCAATGGTGGGCGTTTTTCATTGTAAAAATCTGGGGCAATGAATTTACAGAACTCCCAGAAGCCATTTTCTGTTGTTGGAGCAAAATCGACCTGAAGAGAGTCTGACTTTTCCTTCTTTCTTCTAAGCTTCTCTTTGGCTATTGCGTCTTTTCCTATTTCAATCTGACTCATTATCTACAATCAATCCTGTTTCTGCTTGGTATTCAAGTTGTTCAAGTTCGTCATCAGACAAATCCTCAAGTGATTGTGCCTTCTTGTTCTTAAATTCAATCACAAGCTTGCCATCTGTGTCTTTTGATTCCGGTGTTGTAATCCTAACCATTGTTTCAGCCAGCTTAGTTATATCTGAAATCTTAATATACCTTCCAGCATTGTACTTCTCTCCAGCATCTTGACACCTTTTCTGTTCTTCAAGCATTTCGTCTAAGTCATTTGACACCAACATAAATGCCTTCTTGGTGATCTCATCCATTTCCATAATAATGCTTTTAACAATCCCTTTATGCAGGTTTGCGGCAACAGTATCACTCATTTTCTGCTTTTTCTTAGCGAAACCATTTCTCTGGTCAATCCAAGTCTTACCCTGATTAATTGGGTGAGACTTATCGTTGGCTACGTTAATTATCAGTGTCTTTGAAACGCCAAACTTCTTGGCAATGTCGTCATAGCTTGGGTATGATTGGGATGTGACGTAGTAAGAACGTATTTTGTCCCAATCAATTTCTTTTATGTTTGCCACTTTTATCCTCCAGGAAATCCAATCTTCCCCTAAACGCCTTATCGTAGTCCTTGTTTGTATATTTTGGCTTAATAAACACTTTGTTATTACAATCATCATTGAACATTGCATAAAGAACTGGCTTGGCAAGTATTGAGCCAAAAAATAATGGATTGCCAAAAATCAACTCTTTATTCTTTCCCATGTATATCCCAATGATGTTCTCTTCAACGGCATATTCAATAAACTCTTGAAACTTTTTTGGATCAATGCCAAGATAGGCATGAAGCTCCATTAATGTCAACGGTGAGCAATCAAGCATAATTAGGCTTGTA